GGGGGCTCTAATCTCATGCCTATTAGGCCCCTAATTGTTTAGACCCCTAGAAAACCCTAAATGCGAGCGGAGCGAGTCGGCCCAGAAGTGCAGGTATAGTATTACCCTGCACTTCTGGGCACCCCTAGATTGCCCAGAAGGTAAAGGCGAGCGCGTCAGCGCGAGACGCGGAGAAAAAATTTTGGCCTTAAGGTGATGGCCAAAACTGCCCAAAGGTGGCTAAAATAGCCACTGGGCGGAAAATATAGCCGTATGTTTGAGCTAAAAAGCGCAAACCAAAAAGATGGCCAGGTACAGGAACGTGTGCTGGACATTGAACAACCCGGAGGACATGGTAGTCTTCGAGCCGGAGAAGATGTCATACCTGGTTTATCAGGAGGAGATTGGTGACAGTGGAACCTACCATTTCCAGGGGTATTGCGAGTTCACCGACAAAGTCAGTCTGAACCCTGCGAAGTTGCTGCTTGGTGGAGTGACAGTTCATCTAGAACGACGTAGAGGCAGCCAGCAGCAAGCAATAGATTATTGCAAAGATCCCGCGAAGCGTGTGGCTCATACGGAGCCATACGAGTACGGAGAACCCAAAGCCCAAGGTAAAAGACAGGATATTGAATCCTTTAAAGAAGATGTATTTGCCGGAGCCAAACTTGCCGAGCTTGTCGAGGACCATTGTGGTACCTTGGCCCGTTATCCTCGATTTTACAATGTACTAAAGTTTATGCATAGCCCGGTCCGAACCAAGGAATTACAGGTTACATTACTCATCGGGGAAACTGGGACTGGCAAGACCAGATGGGTCTACGACCATTTTGGAGCCAGTGAGGATTTCTGGCGCGCACCACTTACGAACGGCACCATGTGGTTCGATACTTACGATGGGCACAGCGTTGTCTTATTCGATGACTTTAGCGGAGCATCCAGTCACGTCTCCCTGTGTACTCTGTTGCAATTGCTGGACCGATATCCTGTCAAGGTGCCTACGAAAGGAGGCCACGTTTGGTTCATGCCCGATGAGGTGTTTGTCACAACCAATCTTTTACCAAGATTGTGGTACAAGTGGAGAAACCGAATGGAGTCCTACGACGCCCTTGGACGAAGATTCCACAAGGTGTGTGAGTATTATGTGTCATTGCCAGGAGCTCATAGTAGTTTCACAGTTGCGACAGATACCAAGCAATGGTTCGAGCAGAACAAGCCTGACGAGGCACTTTATTTAGCACAATAAATGGTCCTGGCTCCAGCCGGGGACTTAACATCTTGATGATGCGTCTGAGAATCTGATACGAACCTTAGAGTCAATGGAGGCGACGCCGCTGTAAGAGAGGATCAACACTCCGATGTTGTTGCTCATTACCTCTGTCATTGCGCCAGCGGTCGCGTTGAATTCGATGGGGATGTCAACCTTCTTGTAGTAGGTGTAGTGATTTATCACCATCCCCTGGGAGACGAGCCCAGCTCCGTCGGATGCCATGCCTCTGTAATTGAGGGTGTGCTGCTTGTCGCATAGCACCACGAATCGATTCGTGTTGGCCAAATTCCGGAAGGAATGGACCCCAGCGGTCTCTAGGATGTCGGTGACAGCCGCGGTGGCTCCGTTGGCCTGCTTGTCAACGTACATGACGATACGGACTGTGTCGCTGCTGGTTGGCGTACCTTGAGCGTCCTGCTCCGGGAGGAAGAGGGTGTACCTCCAGTTGATGGACTTGATTGTCATTTTCCTCCCGTTTCGGGTGACCTCTGTCGTCCCTTGGGCGACCAGGTTGATGGAGTTGGTTACAGTTCCAGCTTGCTGCGTTGGGGATTCATTGATTTCCCGGTCGAAGAACTTGAGTTCTCCTTTCGATCCAGCGAAACGACCGTAGTAGCCTCCGGTTCGGTCGTAACCAGGTGTCCACCTTCGTCTGGTGGATCCATATCCATGGCTGTAGCGTGTTCTACTGCTGCCGCCATAGCCGTGGCCTCGGTACACGCCGTGACCAGCGCGCCCCATGTTGTAATCTTCTCCTCCTCTTCTACGGGTGTAACCTCGTGCCATACTGGCTTCGTTGAGAACCCTAGTGTTCCACACTCGAACCGCCTCGGCGTATTGTTCGTCGATTCCGTCGATAATCCTGGCTTGAGTTGCCGTTGTGAAAAAACAAAACAAAACCAAACTGTCGTTTGTTAGGTTGCGACAAGGCCCTAATGTCGATTAGACCCCTAAAAATTCGCTTGCGAATTTTCTGGCCTCACACTTCCTACCGAGCACCGGTAGACGCTGAGGGGGCTCTAATCTCATGCCTATTAGGCCCCTAATTGTTTAGACCCCTAGAAAACCCTAAATGCGAGCGGAGCGAGTCGGCCCAGAAGTGCAGGTATAGTATTACCCTGCACTTCTGGGCACCCCTAGATTGCCCAGAAGGTAA